ATAATCATTGTTTCCATTTCGTTTCTCCTATATAGAATAAATTAATCACTTATGATTAATGATATAACCAACCAGCAACCATCCAGCCCATTAAGAACCAAACTCCGTGTACCATCCAAGGTGCCATGTTACTTCTCCTTTTGTTAAAAAATATTTATAAGTGATTATATACCAGAGTCTTTCCACGAATCACAGGTGTATGTTGAATCACACTTAAAATAATACTCAGCACAATATGAAGAATCTCTCCAATGAGCACAGGTGTGATTACACCCCTTCTCACCTTCACTTAATCTATATTTGGGAACTGTCATTGTAACACTCGCTGTTCTAACAATTTCAGGATCATTTGGACTGTAATGTATAGTCGTTGCAGGAGCTTCTTGACCCTCGTCCCCATTCATCATTCCATCCTCATTCAGTTCTTTTTTAAACTTAGAATATGTTTTCATATCATCCTCTTTATGATTGTTTCTTTCGTAGTATCGTAAAAACTTTTTTAGCAAGACTACTACTTTTAGTTAATAATCCTTTGCTGAATTTATTAAAATTATCTTTCTGTACAAATGAACGCATCTTAGAACCAGACATTCCAGAAACACCAGAAGCATCTGGGTCCCGTTCACCAGCTGAAACAACAGAAAACTTTTTAATATTACTTAAATTCTTTTTAATATGACTAGTCATATTCTTTTTAAATTCTTTCACTCGATCACTACCAACCACAAATGTTACATTAGATACATTCTTATCATTCAATTTGTCCAATGCGTGAAAAGGACTTTGTACTGAACGATCAGTATTTACAATACTTCCATATACATCTTTCAAGACTTTTACTTTCATCTTGAAAGGTAATGGATTCTTATTATCATCCTCTGTTTTAGATGGATAGATAATTGGTTTAGCTCCAGATGACTTAGCAACTGATAATACTTTATCAATCAACTTACCATGTCCGACTGTAGGTGGATTCATTCTACCAAATGTGAATACAACTGAATCCTTAACAGCCTCTGAAAAAAATTCTTTAAAACTAAATAACTTCATTCTGCTTTCTTCTTAGTTGCCTTAATAAACAAATCTCTTTTAAACATCGGATTTGTATCTTCAAATGCATCAGCAAATTTCTCTGCAATACTTTTTTTAATAGTTGTACTGATTTCCAAACCAGCAATCACATCAGCTATCAACTGAAAATGTGCTCGTGCCATCTTTGCTTCTGTAAAATATTTAAAGTTCTGCATCTTGATTCTCCGTATCGTAACAATATTCTAAAGCTCGTTTACCTTTATATCGTTTACCTGCATGAAAACTTCTTTTTATCTGTGTGGCCATAACTTTGTTATTTGGACAAGTACATTGCCATCTATGTTGTGAATCACAAATTGCACAAAATCTTGATCTTGCACGAAACCTTACTTCTTTCTTAACTGCCTTCTTATCAATAATAGTCATTCCCTTTTAATATTTCCTCCCAATCATCCTTCTTATATTTATAATCTTTTTTATCCTGTTTCCAATCACCATATTCATATTCTACATAATCTTTTGACAAACCATCAACCACCTCACGAACTGTCACCAATATTTTTGTAAGGCCTGTTTTAATATTCATAATTTATCCTTAACTCCAATTTTTTGCAATAGTAAAGTTAGCATGAGAAAATTCCAATCTATCAACCAACTTGACAGCCTTTCCACTCTTAGCATTAATAGCTACAAAACCTTCTGGAGCTGTTACTTTAAATCCTGTTGATGTTTTCAGAAATGTACCAATGCCTTGTATCTTATTCAACTGTTGTACAACTATCATCTTTGCATCACGAATCGCTAAGTAAGTTGCAAAGGCAAAATATATTTCATTCTTGTATCTATTTAATTCCTTATTGGAATCTTTGAGAATCTTTTGATATTTTTCTTTACCTTTGTCTGACTTCTTACCTGCAATTTCTTTCGTCATACGATCTAAATAATACTTATCAAACTCTTTAACGAGCTTGTCTACACCTGACAACTTGGTGCCTGCACGAATCTTAGAGTTAAAAAAGATTTTCAGTTGACCACCTAAACTTAATGTTTTGTGTTCTCTTTTGCTGAGTACATCAAAAAACTTTCCAGCCTTTTTAATAGCTCCTTTGATCTGATTTATTTTGAGAACAAGGCTCTTAGTATCTGATTTTGACAAACCAGCTACTTTACTAACATTCTTGACACCAGCATCTTCTGACCAAACACTTTTAGTTGTCGTAAACTTACTAGAGTCTACACCAAAAGATGCACTCAAATCTGCAATAGTGTTTCCACTATATGATGTATGCCAGACAACTCCTATACTTGCTTTACGAATTGTACTAGCTAATTTACTATCAGCAGGAACTGCATAAGTTATTGTGTTGGGTGTAAAGACAACGCTTTTAACACCATCAACTTCTTCTTCTACAAGATCCTCTTTAGTAAACATGATGTCGCCTTGGAATATACCTTTCATTCCAAGTTTAGAAAGATGTTTGAGTGCAATTTTTAATTTATCTGTCGGACCCTCTGAACCATGATTGGATGCTATATCAGCATTCGTATAATTTATTTTAGGGGTCTTGTTAAATAANGATTTTGTTGCAACAAAAAACTTCCCATTCTCTGGATTCTGTCCAGCAAAAACNGCTGGAGCTCCATCCCATTTNACTGTAACATTCGTTGAACCTTTACCAACTCCGTTCAACATATCTTTNAANGANTTNAAGAATCTAACTGCNGTCTTNGCACCAGTTAAACCGTTATTAATTATCTCATCTTCAAGATGTTCTAAATGNGTNTTCTTATCTTCNTTTAATAATTGTGCAAATGTTATCATATTATTTATTTACAAAGTCTACTAATTCAGATGGTAATATAGTTTGAACTTTTGTTATTTTAATACCTAAAAATTGAAATAGACCGTCAAATAATTGTTTACCTAGTTTCTTTATTTTTTCCATTGCTTGACTAACTTTTTCAAAAATTCTTTTAAATAAATTACCAACCCAATTTTGAACATTTTTACCCACACTTTTTAATTTTCCATGTAAAGATTTAATAAGTGCAAACTCATCCAATGCAACTATTTCTTCATTTAAATTTAAACCCAACGATTTTACATCTTCATCTAATAATATTTCATCTCTTATAATACTGTTTAAGGTACAACCAATCAATGTTTCTTTATCTTTAATATAATTATCACCACTCAATCTTAATGTAGAATATGGTTTACCACCTGATGATTTAAATGCAGAATATATTTTTGTTTTTTTAGCCTTTGCTTTAAGATCAGATGAAATAGTAGGTACACCTACTAATCCTGATGACTCTCCACTATCAGTAACATTAATTTTAGATATAGTCCACTTTGCTGGATCAAAGGTAACACAAACACTTGCAACCGATTGTCTAGCACCCGGATTAAACTTTTTCAATCCAGACATTGCTTCAAAACAATACCATTCTACAAATCTTTTATTTTCACCTAACTTTAATACAGCTTCTAATTCCTTATTAAATTTCTTATGAAATTTTTCTGTTTGTGTAAACTTTTTAAATTCTTTTGCATCTTGTCCAGTTAATTTACCTTTTGTTTTACCTTTAACTTTTTCTCCCGCGGCTAACTTATCTAAATCACCTTTCGTATAATCTAATGCAACTTTCTTAAAACCCTTTTCTATCTTTGTCATCAACTCAGCTATCTCTGGTTTAGATGATTTATCTTCACCCATATATTCCAAAGCTGCATAAAAAGTAGAAATAGTTTCTTCTTTTGTACCAGATGCTAGTTGTGAACCACCAGCTTTTTTCAATGATATATTATATTTCTTTGTATACATATCAGTTTTTGGTGTTCCATTTTTTCCACCATGTTCTTTCCATAATGCACTTAAACTGGACTTACTTGCTTTCGCACCATACTGAATCATTTTTCCTTTACCAAATTGCTTTATAAAATTCTTTGCTATTGCCTTTGCAGATTTTTCATAAGTAGGATAAAATTTCTCTGCAATTTTCTTTGCATCTTCATCAGATAATTCATTTCCTATTTCTGTATTTACTTGATGTGTAATCAAAGATTCCCATTGAGCTCCATCAGGACCTTTACCTGCTTTACCACCAAAATCTTCAGTCTTTTCTAAATCAGTTAATTTCATTGCTGGTTTTTCTATTACCAGCTTATATTTCTTTTTCCAATCTTCCACCTCTATACTTTTTTTAAATGCATTTAAAAATTTCTTT